TGACACCATTGATCGTGATGAGTTTGCTGGTCCGCCCGAGCAACGAAATCCGCGAGGTCCCTCACCCCTGGATATCTTGGACATGGTGGATACTGCTCTCTTGGATAATGGAATCAAGGTTGGAAAAGCGCGGAAGAAAGATCTTCGGCTTGATATCCTGCGGGCTATTCGATCCAAGACTCCATTGGTTAAGATTTGGGATGAGGAGCAATCTACGATTTGGGGCGGCTATCGCGATCCCTCATTCGATGAGATCGAGGATGGCTTTGGTGGTGTCACGCATCGGTACATCCTCACTGATCTTGCCACGGGCGATCGGATGGGCTCCCTCTCTAAGTGGGCTGATGATGGCACGTGGCGAATGGGTTATCCGGCATCTGGCGCAGTGAAGACGAGCTTCATGGTGAGTGGTGTTGCGCAACCGATCAATAACAACAACAACAATCTATGAGGATGTGGATGGTTAACCCTCAGGTTCTCTGTAACCAGCATCTGCTAGGTGAACACGGTGAGATTCACAAGCATAAGCACAACTTTGAGAAAGGTCATCGGATGACCGGGCGAGTTCAGAATAATTGCCTAGAAGCATCGGCGCTTCAATCTAGGCATGATGATTTAGCTGATGAGATGTTGACTCGAGGGATGAATCACAAGTCGCCCTTCGTAGCTCCTTCCATTGACTATCTCCCGAAGTGGCAAAGAGAATTCAAGGTTGATAAGGACCTCAACCTCAGACTCCTTCTGGATAAATGTGAGAATTGCAGAGAACGACATAGCCAAGGGGATAATAAATAAGAGCATGAACGGACCCAATACAGCTCAAGAAAACCTCCACGCTTACCAAAGAAGCATCAACGAAGCAACAGACGCCAAGGCTGAAATCAAAAAGATTCAGGCTAAGCAGAACAAAATCTCTGCGGAACTTAGAAAATTGCCCTCACCAGATACCTATGCAAAACTCTCGGCACAATGGTCGGCCCTGGAAATGGAATTGAAACCCTGGTTTGAAAAACTCTGGGCGAGCAATGCCAAATGAATCTATGAGAAACGAAACGAAAAGAGACAATGATCCGAGCCGGGGAATCCCTCGCTCTACACCCTACAAAGATGCACGCGGCAAATGGTATGTCAAAGACTATCGTGGCATCATCAGTCGTCGGCGTGACCTGGAAGTATTAGGATGAAAGTGAATCGTAGAAACTTTCTGACCGCGGGTGCTCTGGGAGCCCTGGGGATTACCATGCCTGATATCCTTCGTGCCGAAGAGTCAGCAGCCAAGGGGCCGGCGGCGGTGAAGGCGAAGTCTGTGATTCAGATCTACTTGCCGGGCGGAATGGCTCATCAAGAATCTTGGGATCCACAGGTCGGCGCGCCGATTGAGTATCGTGGTCCCCTTGGATCTACACCGACTAAGATTCCTGGCGTGCACTTCAGTAGCAACATGAAGAGGACGGCAGGGATCGCTGATAAGATTACGGTGATTCGATCGATGACTCATGGCGAGGCAGCTCATGAACGTGGGGCGCATAACATGTTCACGGGATACAAACCAAGTCCGGCTCTGAATTATCCTAGCTTTGGTAGTGTGGTATCTCATGAGCTGGGTGGCAGAAAGAATCTACCGCCCTATGTGTGTATTCCAGATAAGCCGAATAATTTCGCGGGCACGGGTTATCTGAGTTCGGCATTCGGCCCATTCAGTCTGGGCAGTGATCCTGCTAGTAGCGGGTTTAAGGTTCGTGATCTTAGTCTTCCATCGGGTATTACTGAGGATCGGTTTGCTCAGCGGCGTTCAATGCGAGATACGGTTGACTCCCACTTCAGCAACTTGGAGAAATCCGATGCTCTGACTGGTATGGATTCCTTCTATCAGCGCGCTTATTCTATGATCTCCTCACCTGAAGCAAGAGCAGCGTTTGATATCGCGAAGGAGGATACGAAGATGCGTGATGCCTATGGGCGTAATTCAGCCGGGCAGAGAATGCTATTGTCGAGGCGGCTTGTCGAGGCAGGTGTCAGACATGTTACTATGACCTATGGCAGCTGGGATATGCATGATGGTATCCTGGCTGGGATGGATCGCAATATGCCATCCTTCGATCAGGCATTCGCTGCTCTGATAACGGACTTGGATCAGAGGGGAATGTTAGATGATACGCTGGTTACGGTGACTAGTGAATTCGGACGCACACCCATGATCAATAAGACGGCTGGCAGGGATCACTGGCCCAAGGTGTTCAGTGTTGCTCTGGCGGGTGGAGGCATAAAGCGAGGGCTTGCATATGGCACATCTAGTTCAACGGGCTCTGATCCAGAAGACAATCCGGTTTCAGTCGCTGATTTCGCTCACACCATTTATCACCTCATGGGTATTGATGCAGGCAAGCATCTTATGGCTCCGGGCGCGCGACCCATCGCGATTGTGGATAGTGGTCGTGTCCTCAAAGATATATTAGCATGAAAAACAGACGACCCACTTCCCTGCAGATCTTCAATCTTCGATATGATGTGATCTGGCAAGAAGAATTGCCGCATGGCCTTAATGATGCTTATGGTCTGTGTCACCCAGCTCTTCCGGCTCTGATATTCTACATGCCTCAGCCTACTCAGATGTTGGTGGATACGGTATTGCATGAGATCATTCACGCGATCAATCGCCACTATGCATGCGATGCTACTGATTCGATGACTGACGAGCAGATCGCAACAAGGATAGCCTCGGGCATACTTACGGTGCGATTGCAGAATCCGAAGTTCTGGAGTTGGTGGTTGGAGTTGCTAGAGGAAATCAAGTAGATTAGGCATTCCCACATAGCGCACTGATCTTTTGATTGGTGCGCTTTTTTGTGCACACGGATCAGGAATCCCATAAATAGTTCTACATGAATCTCGATCCCACAAAATGCAAAATCTCTTTGGGCAATGGCGCCTTGGCTGAAAAGCTTAAATCACTGAAGGGCTCATTTAGCAAAGGGCTGAGTGGCATTTCCACGGCGGTTGGCGGAGTTCTTGGTAGCCTAGAGAAAGCGCTATCACCCAAAGCCTTTCAATCCTTTGCCGCAGAGTTCCTAAAGTTGGATCGTTTGAATTCGGATGCGCTGGCGAAGTTCAAAGAGAAGTGGGGTAAAGCCGTGGATGGTCTTGATGGGATATTTGAAAAGATCGAGGAATTCGACATCTGTTCGATACTCGAAAAGGGCGATGTCAAACTAGACGCGGATGGAGAGAAAGTCACGACGGCTCCTCCACTCGCTGTCCCTGATGCAGTGCCGCCCGTGATTCCTCCTGCGCCTGCTCCTGCCACACCACGTTTTGCTAAAGAATATAGGAGCGCGGTTGCGGCCAAGCTTGATATCACCTTCGCTAATGCGGTGGGAATGAAGGCTTATTGGGAGCAAGTTCAGAATGAGCTACTTAGTTTACTGAAGTACGTGAAAGAAGGCATTGGTGTTAGGAAGCTCATCTTCGAAGAGGAGCTTGCTAAGATGCCTGAGGGCTATAGGTTCTATCTTGAAGAGGTTCGGAGTAAAACGCGATATACTGGTGACGGTGATAAAATCAAAGGTGAGATTCTCGAGGTCAAGGATCTCATTCAGGAGTATGAGAGGCTGCAACACAATGCGAGAGCGGTAATCAAGTTGAAGACCGAATGGGCGGACCAGATCGAAAGGCGACTAAGCGTCGTCCGCAATCCAGAACTGCTTTACAAAACCGATGCTAAGATGTCCCCTGATTACTTTGGTCTTGCGGCTCGCTCGGCGGTTTTGCAAAAAATTACCCCTCAAGCTGGCGCGCTAATAGGCGACCCCGCACACGGCGTCAGTCTGCTTGAGAAAGACTATGCTTCAATCAGGTCTAGGAATGCACATGGTGGCGATGAGTTATGGCCGATTCGCGATTTTTGGCTCGGCTGGCTAATAGGTCAGGGCTCATCGAAAGCCACGGATAAGGCGCTGAGCGAACCCGGCGATAAATAGAAACGGAGTTAATCTATGGCAAGAAATTTATCAGACAAAAACACAGATGGCGTGAGTCCCATTAACGTAACGCATGGCAATCTCTATGCTGATCTGGATTTGAATTTTCTGCTGCATCCTGGAACCAATGATATCCGCCCGGTCACTGATACTGACGCGATCAAGAATGCCGTTAAGCATCTGATCCTGACAAGCCACTATGAAAGACCATTTCATCCTGAGTTGGGCTGCGGTATTACTAGCCTGCTATTTGAGAACGTAGATCAGTTCACGGCTATGCTCCTCAAGGAAGAAATCGCTTTCCTTTTGGATCGCCATGAGCCGCGCATTAATAACGTGCTCATTGAAGTATTTGATGACGGTGATAGAAATGCATACTACATAACGATTGAGTTCTCTATCAAAGCTACTAACACATCGACAGAAATCTCGTTCTTCCTAGAACGTATCCGATAAACACGAAAGATGAGCCAAACTTTAGACACGACAGAATTAGATTTTGATGAGATCAAAGCAGCCTTGACGAGCTATTTCACGGGAACCGACTCGCCGTTCAAGGACTGGAACTTTAGTGGTTCTGGCCTTAATCTTCTCTTGGACGTATTGACATACAACACGCATTACAATGCGATCCTTGCTCATCTTGCAAGCAATGAGGGGTTCCTTTCCTCGGCTCGTCTTCGAAAGAATGTTGTGGCGCGCGCCAAGACCCTAGGTTATCTTCCGGGCTCTCACACGGCAGCAAGTACCGCCATCACTCTGGATGGTGCTGATATTGCTTCCTTAACCTCTATCCCAGAGGGTACGATATTTTCAGCCAGCGTCGGTGATACGGAATATTCTTTCACTGTTCCGACAACAATCTCTGGGACATTTGATTCGTCTGTGGCTGGCTTCTCTACAGTCACGGCATATCAGGGATCGCTCAAGACCGTGGTATATGAGTATGACCGTGGAGTCACTCGACCGAAGTTCATAATTCCTGATAAAAACGTTGACATCAGCCATCTCACCGTTGGGCTAACGGCTCCGAATTCTGCTGCCGTGAATAATTACGTGCGCTTCAGTGAGCTCAGTGAGATTACTGCGACGACGAAGGTTTACTTTATCTCGGAGAACACTGATGGATTCTATGAGATCGAATTCGGTGATGATATCCTGGGTCTCCGCCCGCCAAATCTCGATCAGATCACACTGAAATATCTCATGACTGATGGGCTTCCCGCGAACGGTGCTACTACATTCGCGCTGAGTAGCACACTGAGAAATTCAGCGGGCACGGCGATTACGATCAATGTTGATTCTGCTACAATCTCGGCGTCCGGCGGTGGGAAAGAAACCATTGAGAATATCCGTGCCAATGCTCCTCTCATCTTTGGTGCGCAGGATCGTGCTGTCACTGCGGCCGACTACAAAGCGCTTATTCAGAACGCGTCATCCACCGCATACATTTCAGTCTGGGGCGGGGAAGATAACCACGACGAAGAGGGCAATCCCAATCCCACGAATGGTACGGTTTACATCTCACCGAAAACCGCAGACACACCGGGAATTCTTGGCGCGGCTGAAAAGGCAGCGATCTTGGCAGTGCTCGAGAACAAGGGCGTCCTCACACTCACGCACAGTATCGTTGATCCCGTGATCATCTACCTCTACTTCGATGTGTTTGCTAAGTATGATTCCGCGCTAACATCACTTTCCGAGTCGGCTCTTGCCACGAAGATCCGCAATGCAATGTCAGTATTTGATAGTGCGAATCTTCAGGATTATGGCAGTGTCTTTCGATTCAGCAAATTTCTCAATGCCATCGACACGTCTGATCCTGCGATCTTGAGCACGGTTGCCCACCTGAAAGCATATAAAGATTACACGCGAAGTGCAGCAGATAACACCGCTAGTTCCAATGGGGTCATCTTCTTTGGCGGAGCTATTGATCCTGACTTTCCGCTAACTACTACTTCGTTTCAAATAGGAACTGCGATAGAGTATTACCTTGAAGCTGACCCGGCAGATGATGTAGACGTCAGCGGCGTACAGGCGCTTCGCATGTATTCTCTTGATGGCACTACACCCGTGGTAAGAGAGCTTGATGCGGGCAACGCCGGAACCATAAATTACATTACTGGTCGTATTATCGTTGAGGCTGATGTCTTCAACGGGGCAGCTATGACAATCCGATTTTTCGTCAAGCCGACGTCAGATAATCTAATTGCGAAGCGTAATAGCATTATTAGTATTGACACAGATCTAAGCACAGTCTCTGCTTCGGTCGATCGAGTCGCCCTGCTTGGTAACCATGCTGCTGAGACATATGCCACGATAGACAGACAATAAATATCAACATGATCGAATCAGTCGCACAAGTAAGAAAAAGAGGACACGAGCACAGTGCTGTCAACGACCTTTTTCCTCTTCGTACAATTTCTGAAGAATCTCGAGATTCCGCCACGAGTCTAATCGCATTCATCAAAGAGTATTACACCTACTTAAATCAGGAGCGTGGACCTTCTCGAGTTCTTCAGGATCTTTACGATCAGAACGACGTCGACATTGTAGGCGACAACTTCTTGGATTCGATCCAAGCTGAGATCGCGAAGCTCGTCCCGACGGCTGCTGGGCGTGATCGCCGAACCCTCTATAAAAGGATCGTGCATTTCTATAGGAGCAAAGGGACGCCTGAAAGCGTTAACACGTTCTTCAGGTTGTTCTTCCCTGATTACGAATTGCCTGAGCTAAAAATCGATGGCGATGATCCATGGACCTACATGGTCTCACATGCGACGCTCTCTGTTAATGTATGGCATAATGCTTTTCGTCAGTTGGTTCACCCTGCTGGCCTTAATTTCATTGCAGCGGTCGAAGTGCTTTGCGCTTACAGCGACGCTGACCGCGAAGATTCTGATTCATTCATCCCCAGATACCTTGCTGAGAGTTTCATTGGTTTAGGAAAACGTTATACATTCGGTGCTGAATGGGATCGCGGTCGCAAGACACCTATGCTAAACGGGCTGACAGAAAGCCGCACCGATCTGACTGCACACTATCCTCTGCATGGTTCCTACATCGGCGATCGAGGCGCGAATCCACCAGACCGCTATTGGAACATTCAGTGGAGTGAGTCGGATAATCCGATCATAGACAACGCCGACGCCCGCATCGCCTATGATATTTCGGGCTATAGAAGACACGGTGCTATGCATGATCCGGGTGATTCTACATTTGTTCTGGGTGATGATGGCGTGGGGGACTTCTTTGAATTTGCAGAAAACTCCGGCATCTACTTTCCATTAGCATTGAACGATTTTCGCATTCAGATGGACGAGAATGAGAGCGACATGGGCATTGTCTATCAGGAAGCATATGATGATCTGGGGCAAGACAATCCATTCATTCTCCCGACAGACGAAGCTTGGAGTATTACATTTTGGTATAGAGGAACCGGTGCAAACGGGACATCCGATGCACTAGTAGATAATTTTGGTACTCTCGTGGGGCACCAGCTCAACGGCAGTGGCAATTTGTATGATTCTGATGATAGTGGTTATTGGGCTGGAACTCTTGGGCTCGTTTATGGCGGACAGCTCGGAGTCCTTGCTGATGATGAAGCACCTGGTGAAGGCAAACTAACCTATCAGTTTGCCAGCAGGGTACGGTATGCGGCGCCAGATCCGGTCCTTGGCGGTGTAGGGTATACCGTGCCGCAAAGACCTCAGGCCAAATCCACCACCTCGATTGATGATAATGAATGGCATCATTGCGCCATGGTTAATCACGCCAATGAGACTGTTGACCTCTATGTCGATGGAGTGAAAGAAGTAGATGCCCATCGGAATGATATGCATATCATGGCGGGTAATACCAGAGCGTATTTTGTGGCAAGTAGTCTACTGAATGGGTGGATTGGATATGATTCAGATGAAGACACCCGATATGATTCAGGCGCGACCTACGGCACTGACAAAAACCCATCAGGCACCAGCGGCTCAATTATTGACTATCGTGTTTACAGCAATGATCTTGCCCCCACAGAGATTCTAGAACTATACACACCAAACAATTCAAGACACCAGGTTGACTTCGGCAAAGCGTTCTCTGTCAAGGCAACGCACGATGAATATCTTGCTTATGGCTCAAGACAACGCCACCCTCTTGTCCAGAATAAATGGGTGAATGAAACCAAATTTACTGACCTTGCGTCAATCGGCACCTTTTCGAATGTGAAGATTTCCGATGGCGATCTCAACTATAGGACTCGGAGGGACATTACTACTGGTACTGGTACTCGAAGGAACTTTCTTAGGAACTGGAATGCCTCTGCTTCTATCACAAGCAGCCTTGATTCTGATTCGGATGGCACCGCAGAACTTACCGGATACAACACGAGGCGAGATAGAAATGTATTAGACGTTCGTATCACGTCGGCACAGTTCAGCACATTCTCGCCGGGTGAGCCTTTTGAATATCAAATTCAGACGTCATACTCAGAGCATGAGATTGCATCCTATTCGTTCTCTGCTAACGACGAAGCAGATGCAACTGAGATCACGAGCAAATTGACATTCAATACAGCCACGGGCAAACTCAGCACTACAAAGTGGAATTTAGTCAGAGAGGTTGTAGCCGGTTCTTTGACTGAAGAAGAACGGCAGGCTTATAAAGCAGCCTTTGATGGCGCCGAGCCTAATGAAACGGGAACTACATACAAACTCGTTGACGATGCTATTAATTTTGCGGTGCATGTCAAAGCCACGAATGGCCGCACAGCTTCTCTCCCGGTTCGAATCATCAATACTAAGCTCGCCCCAAAGATTCGATCTATCAAAATCATTAATGGGTCAGGCAGGGGCATAACGGGGATAACAAGGGCAGAGCTTTATGGGGCAGGCGGATATGGATTCGCGAAACCCACCTGGGTGAATGGAGACCGTTTCAACATACATAGAACGGCCAACGGTCAATTTGCTAGCAACAACGGTTGGCACGAGGCGTCCTTGCGCGGCGGCGTTGGCCGCCAACATGGCAAGGCCGACGTCACCACATATGATTTCTATACGTATGACGAGACTACTAAAGCCGCGACATGGACGGGTGATTATCCTGTCAGCGCGTATGCTCTGCAAGGTTCAGACCGCGCAAGTTTCCCATATAATTTCATCGCGACTGCACCATATGCCAGTGGTGATTGGGCTTCGATCACTCAAGCCGAATGGGAGGCGTACTACACAAAAGTCGTCAGGTATGCGCGCAGCGGTTGGCGGCGGCCGTCGGACGACCGCTTATACGTCAATGGTAAAATTACTACAGGAATTCCTTACCTTGATGCCGTCGGCGGCAATACGGATGTGATCAAGGCCGCGATTGGCAAGGTCTACAATGAACAACGCTACGTTCCGATCCAATATCCCGGTGTAACTCTCTCACCACCTGCAGCTTGGGAGGCTATTAACAATATTGAAGACAAGTCGAAACTAATATATCAGCAGGTGATCAGGGATGCGTACGTCGCAACAAATAAGCTTCGATTCATCAGTGCCAGACAGGCGACCGGTCCGCATCCAGCTGCTGCGTTTGATACGAAGGCTAGAAATGGTCTGCTTCATGATGTGAAGCCGATCAATCTTGGCCTACCCTCGAATCCCGTTCCGGTCTTTGGGCAAAATAGTCACCTTGAGTTTGTGGTGAATACTACCACTGGAGTTGAAGACATCAATGATCTTGGATCTAAAGAACATGTGACGATCGAGTCCATTGGGATTTGGACAGGTAATGCATCACCCGGACCAGATCCCGAGCAGCCTGATTTCTCTGGCATTGGCGGTAGCTACATCGGGGCAGCGGCCTTTGGGTCTGGAAACGTATATCCTTTCAATTCAATCGAGAATGGCGAAGTTTCCCTGAAGCCCAGAGTTAATGTAGCCGTGAGAGGAACGGGCGGGGTTTCCGAACTCACGTACTCGATTTATGGGAAGCGCTTCATGGCGGCAGGAACATCAGTCCGAAGTGCAGAGGACATCGACGGTAATATCATAGATGTTGTTGCGCCGGGTTATCATGGCATCAGTCTGTATGGGACCGGCGGTGTAAAAGTTCCCACTAATTTGGCAGGTGAGAAAAACAAGTTCCCTATTGCTAAGAGCAGACAATATCGCGAGCGAGTTCACAGTGGGATCCTTGGATTCTTGCCAACAAATGGAAAATACAGCAGATCGAACCGGGTCGGCTCAGTCGGTGTATATGTCAGTGACATGTATACGATGCATGATGGTCTGAGTGTTGACCCGCCTGATTTTGAGGGATTTAATGATGCGTGGTATCAGTGGGTGAATAAGACAAGATTCCCCAATAAGGCGACTGATGCACGGAGAGGGATAACATTCAGTGACGATCATTTCGAAGGTGCCTTGACTTCGGTTGAATATGGACAAGTGGACAGTGTGAGGAATTACTATAACATTCCAACAACAGCAGGTGGATCGATTGGTGAATTTACTGTGGCAACAGAAGCCACCGCTGCCACGGTGTTAAATGGTTTGCCTGGAAGTGGAGCAGCGACATCCTATGAAGGATGGAAGATCACCGTGGCTAATGAGTTCGGTGCAGTGAGCAAAAACGTATTCTTGAAATACGATCCGGCTGTCACGAAAAGTCCAATTACTGGCAATCCGTTTCAATCATTCTTGCCGCGGCCAGTCTTAGGGCGAATCACCGAGCGCACGGATGAGTCGATCTATGCGCCCTTGTCGCGAATTAATGGGCGCGTCGCCGGCGCCGCGGCGCCGAAAGAACTCCCATTCCAGACTATCGGCGAAATCTCAGAGGGATACGAAAACCCCGTATAAATAATCTAAAGCTTAGTAGAACAACATAGAGAATTATGGCAATTATTACAGACGACCTTCGGCGCTTGAGCGCCCAGCAGCTCATCGACGACATCGCGAATGCGACTGGAACCTATTACGCCGGGATCGGAAAATCCGATCCCTGGCTTGATGCCGATGATTCGGACGAGGATGCGGCGACCTTTGAAGGATTGCCAGCTCCGGTGCCAAGCCCTTTGTACGAACGAGAAACTTTGGAGAATCTATCTTCACTGAGTAAAGTTCTTAGCGGCGATGCATATCGTGTCATTCCTCGCTACAATCTTGCAGCGGTGATGTATAAGGTCTATGATCCAAATGACGCATCCTGCTTCGATCAGACCGGTTCAATCCACCCGTGCTATGCGATGAATTCTAGCCAAGAGCTATTCCTCTGCCTAAGAAATGGTTCGGTTGGAACTGCGGCGACGACTATCCCCATGAGTGCGGAAAATGTTGCTAACCTAGTCCTTTCGAATACTGCAGATGGATGGGGCGATAGTGATTCTGACACAGACAGCGGACCTATCGAACAGATGGGTATCTTTAATCCCAAAGGCGTTGATGGCACGGGCGAGTATGTCTGGGCATACCTCGGAAAGATTGACACGTCTAGTGGCTTTTACACCTCGTCGTACATTAGTATTACTGCTACGAGCACTGATTTTAGCGGTGACGCTAACACCGATTCTGATACACCATATGAAACTTCGGGCGGTTTGCTTTATGGTTTCAAGATTGAGCACGGAGGCTCGGGATATAACGCTGATCCGGGCGCATCGAAATTGGTTGTTACTGCAAGGCTTGCCGATGGAAGTTCCATCGAGCTTAGCTCGGTGGACTCCGACGATGCCATCACCGTTGTGGCTACTGGCGGAGCGATTACACAAGTCAAC